TCTGCTTGGTATCACATTATTGTGGCATTTGATAGCACACAAGCAACTGCGGCAAATCGTTGCAAAATTTATGTCAATGGCGTTCAGCAAACATTAACTGGTTCTGGATTTACTTTAAATGCTGGATATGGAATTAACTCAGCGCAAGCAACTGCTATTGGTTTTCGTAACTGGACACCCTCTGGTCGTTACTTTGACGGCTACCTAACAGAAATAAATTTTGTCGATGGTCAGCAACTAACCCCATCTTCATTTGGTTCTACCAATGCAATAACAGGCGTATGGCAACCAAAAGCATATTCTGGTACTTACGGCACAAATGGCTTTGAACTGAACTTCAGCGATAACAGCAACAACACAGCCGCCACTATCGGCAAGGACTACTCTGGCAACGGCAACAACTGGACACCTGTCAGCATTAGCGTGACTGCTGGTGTTACTTATGATTCCATGCAAGATGTGCCTACGCTGACAAGTGCTACTGCGGCGAACTATGCTGTTTGGAATCCATTAGATAAACGATCTGGTGGGTCAACAACATATGCGGATGGAAATTTAAGTTCAACTGTTGGTGCATCAGCTTCAACAGAAGAAGCGTATACCACTATGTCATTTCCTACAAGTGGTAAATGGTATTGTGAGGTAACGGTTTCAAACATTGCGTCTGGAAACGCAAGGATTGGAATTGGAAATATAGCTGTTGCTGTAGATTCAAGAGCCGCAAATGGATATTTTTACCAACAAGACGGTCAAAAATATGTATTGGGTACAGCATCTGCTTACGGTTCTTCTTGGACTACAAACGACATCATTGGTGTTGCATTTGATGCTGGTGCTGGCTCGATTACTTTTTACAAGAACAACACATCACAAGGTGCAATCACAGGCATTAGCATAACAGCACAATGGCTTATTGGCGCAACAGGTAAAGCTACTGTATTGGCAGTCAACTTCGGTCAACGCCCATTTTCCTACACACCCCCAACTGGCTATGTTGCTCTAAACACATATAACCTATCCGCATCAACCATCACTAATGGTGCGGCTTATATGAACGCTGTTGCTCGTTCTGGTACGGGTGCAACCGCCACAGTAGCAATAGCATTTCAACCAGATTGGATATGGAGTAAATGTCGCACCAATGCGGTAGACAATTTATTGCAAGATAGTAATCGTGGATATGCCAATACTTTATTTTCAAATTTATCATTGGCTGAAGATACTACTAATTCTTATGCTATTACAACATCATCAACTGGTTATGGATTTAATGGCACTAACGGCATAAATGGTAGCGGTAGAACTTATGTTGATTGGGTATGGAAAGCAGGTGGTACAGCCGTAACCAATAATGATGGCTCTGTCGCATCACAGGTAAGTGTGGGTGCTACGCAAGGCTTTAGCGTGGTGACATTTACTGCGCCATCATCAGGAAATTTTTCTGCGGGTCACGGGTTAGGTGTAACTCCAGGTATGGTTATTACGAAAGTGCGTGGTAGGGCTACAAGTTGGATTACTTGGCACAATCGACTTAATAGCGGTTCGCCAGGAACTACATATTATGTTGAACTTAATACAACAGGCGGTCAATCTACTTTTGCGAGTGTATGGGGTTCAACAGGAGTTACACCAAGCGTTATTGGTATGGGTGTTAACGCTTCATGTGCGGCAAGCGATACTATAGTAGCCTACTGCTTTTCCGCAGTAGCAGGGTATTCAGCCTTTGGTTCTTATGATGGCAACAATGTGGCTAGTGGAAGTTTTGTTTACCTTGGATTTAGACCAAGATTCATTATGATTAAATCAACTTCTGCAAGCACAGAATGGGTAATGATAGACACAGCAAGAAGTTCTTATAACTTATCAGAAACAGCATTGTATGCAAACAGGGACTATACAGAGTCAACAATAGGAGATGTTAATGATGTAGATATTTTAAGCAATGGTTTTAAATTGCGAAATAACACAGGTTTTGTAAACGCATCACAAACATATATCTATGCCGCATTTGCCGAAAACCCTTTTAAATACGCTCTCGCACGATAGGAAACAATCATGTTTAAACACAACAACCAAACAATCCCACTTGATACTCCATTCACCATTGATGGAACTTCATATCCTGCCAACTGGCTACGCCTGACAAGCCTTGCTGAGAAGCAAGCAGTCGGTATCGAGGAAGTTGCAGATGTAACCACAACCTATGATGACCGCTTCTATTGGGGCGTAGACAACCCTAAACTCTTGAACGATAGGGAAGAGTCTGACGAAGACGGCAACCCTATGTATGTCAAGGTGCTAGGCACAGTAGACGGCAAGCCAGCAATGGTTGACTCTACAGAACGCTTGGTCACCAAGGGACTCAAGTCAAACTGGACTGCACAAGTCAAGGACACGGCAAACAAGTTATTGGCTCAGACCGATTGGATGGTCATTCGTAAGGCAGAGCGTGATGTCGCTATACCTACGGCTACGGCTACCTATCGTGCTGGTGTGCTTACTGAATGTTCACGCTTGGTTGCGGCTATTGCAGGCGCTAGTAATGTGCAAGCGTTTATTACTGTTGTAACTACTCAGAATTGGCCTAGCAATGACTGACTTCAGTTGGAAAATTCTTCAGACCACTTCGGTAGATAACAGCCTAAAAAGCGTTCACTATTTGGTAACTGCCACAGACGAAGGCAAGGTAGTGGAGAGCCAAGGTCACGCTGATGTGGATGGAAAGATAACCATTTCTTATGAGCAAATAAGAGAGTTAGACATAATTAATTGTTTAAAAGAAATGTATATGCAAAATGACCCAAAATCACTAAAATCACGCCTAGAAGAACAGTTAAATTACCTAAAAAACGAGGTAAACACAGATTTTCCTTGGGCAAAACAAGTCTTTACGCCAAATTTGGGATAAACCATGACCCCATACGACATTATTAGCAGAGCATTAAAAGACATAGGCGCTTTAGAGGCTGGAGAAACACCGACTTCTGAAGCCGCCACAGATGCTTTTGATATGTTAAATGACCTCATAGACCAATGGTCAAATGAGGACATGATGGTTTTTAATGTGACAGAGATTATTTTCCCTGTCATAGCGGGTCAGACTCAATACACGATTGGCCCCGTAGCATCGACTGCTAATTTCATTGGCGCATCTTTCACAGGCTCAATTACTGGTGATGTGCTTACTGTTACCGCTATTGCATCTGGCGCTGTGGCACAAGGTCAAACTCTAAGTGGTACAGGCATTACATCTGGAACAAAGATTGTTGACTTTCTAACGGGCGCTGGTGGTAATGTCAACGAGCAAGGTACATATAAACTTAACATTAGTCAGACAACGGCATCAACAACGATAACTGCTTACTACGAAAAGCCCCTAAATATCAATTCTGCATTTGTTCGTATTAACACCAATTCAAATAATCAGCCCGTTATTAATGGTGGTTTGGACTATCCAATATCTGTATTAGCGTTGCAAGACTACGAGATGATTGGTCTAAAGACGATGAGTGGGCCGTGGCCAAAGGCGTTGTACTTTAATCCAAGCGCTGATACGGGAAACCTTTTTGTGTGGCCAAACCCCTCACAGGGCGAGATGCACTTATTTGCCAACACGCTTTTTAGCAGATACAACACTTTGTACGATGAAATTGTATTGCCACAAGGCTACTCAATGTGCCTTAGATGGTGTTTGGCAGAGCGTTTAATGCCTATGTATGGAAAGGCTAGTCAAGTACAAATAGCGATGATTAACGGCTTGGCGGCTCAATCAAAAGCAACTATTAAGCGTACCAATATGTCACCGCTACAAGTGGCAAGATACCCAGATTCTTTGATGAACTCACGCAGTAAAGATGCAGGATTTATATTGACGGGTGGATTCTCATGATAGGGGTGGCACATGGCTGATTTTGGCTTTGTTGGCCCCTCCTACCCAGCGACTTCGGTTTACCAAGACTCGAATGAGTGTATAAACTTTTTACCAGAAGTTGACCCACTTAAACAAGCGGGTGATAGAGGGGTGGTGGCGCTGTACCCAACGCCTGGACTCACGATTAAAGCCATTCTTCCCAACCAACAAGAAGTTAGAGGCTTACGCACTCTTTCTGGTGGAACGGCAATGTTGGCTGTTTGTGGCGCTTATGTCTATGTGTTTAATAGTCAATTAACGCCAACAATGATTGGTGAAATGAACACCACTACGGGTCGTGTCACCATATCTGATAATGGAATAAACGCTTATATCGTTGACGGCACATATCGCTACACATGGCGTATTGGGACTGTAACTGCGGCTGTATTTACGGGCGTTGTGTCAGGCACAACTTTGACTGTGACTGCGGTTAATTCTGGAACTCTTGCGGTAGGTCAGCATTTCTTTGCGGTAGGTGCGCTTCAAGAGAGCGTTATAACAGCCCTTGGAACGGGTACAGGCGGTACTGGCACATATACCCTTAATCTATCGCAAACAATCGCTTCAAGCCAGATGTATACCTCTAGCGCTGGTGCTGTTATTACAGCGTCAATGTCTGGGACTACTATGACTGTGACTGCGGTTGCTAGTGGCACTTTATTTGTTGGTCAAACTATCCAAGGCGCTGGAATTACAGTTCAAACCATTATTACGGCTTTGGGTACGGGTAGCGGTGGCGTAGGAACTTATACAATAAACAATTCTCAAACAATCACATCTATCACAATGTACGCCCTTAATTGGACTGTACTTCCCTCAAGTGATGGCGCTTTCTCAGGCGGTGAAACTTGCGACATTGTTGACAATTATTTTGTATACAACAGACCAGAATCACAACAGTTTGGCGCTTCTGGCGTTTTATCTCCTGTTTCGGGCGCTACATCATTTTCTAGTAAAGATGGTTCGCCAGATGATTTAATAGCGCTTATTGTTGACCACCGCGAAGTCTATTTGATGGGCGAGGTTTCATCAGAGGTGTGGACTGATGTGGGCGGTGTACCTTTTCCTTTTCAGAGAATTCCAGGCACTAACACCCAACACGGCATAGCGGCTAAGTTTTCACTTGCGCGTTTTGGTGATTCTTTTGCCTATGTTTCACGCAATAACCGAGGTCAAGCACAGATTATGCAAATGAGAGGCTATGTGCCTACACGCATATCAAACCATGCGGTTGAAAACTCGCTTGCAAATCAATATGTAGATGACGCTATCGCTTGGACTTATCAATTAGAAGGTCACGAATGTTATGTCGTGTCTTTCCCAACCTTAGAGTTAACTTGGGCATATGATTTAGCATCTGGGATGTGGCACAAGTGGCTATACACAGAAAACGATGGAACTTATACCCGTCACAGAGGTAATTGCTGTGCGGTGTTCCAAGGATTAGTTCTTGTGGGTGACTATGAAGATGGTTCAATTTACTCAATAGACAAGAACAACTACACAGATAACGGGCAACATACCCGTAGGCTTAGACGCGCACCGCACTTGGTATCGGACTTTCAACGACAGTATTTTGATGAACTGCAGATTCAGTTTCAGCCTGGTGTTGGGTTGACGGGCATAACTACACCTTTAAATAGTGCGGTTGTGGGTGCTGACCCGCAGGCTATGCTTAGATGGTCAAACGATGGCGGTTCTACATGGTCAAGTGAGCATTGGACTTCTATCGGCTTAATTGGTAAATATAAAAATCGTGCCATTTGGCGCAGATTAGGTTCTGCTAGAGATAGAGTGTTTGAAGTGGTTGTAAGCGACCCTATCAACGCTGTGATTATTTCTGCTAACTTAAAAGCAACTGCGGGGGAAAACTAATGGCTACTGGCATTTCCAATACCACGCAGTTAAACCCATATCCTCAGACTGAGTTCTTAGATGGGCAGACTAAACGCCCTACAAGGGCTTGGCAACAGTTTTTTTTAAATCTGCTTAACTTTAGTTCTGCAACAACGGCAACGGCTGGCTCTGGTACTTTGCCTGCTAATCCCGTAGGATTTATAAACATTACCATAAATGGTGTGGCTTACAAAGTGCCATATTACAATGTATAGCATGGAATTAACCCAAAATCACACGCCTACTCTTGCGGAAATCGAGAATTTACAGCGTGAGATGGTAAAGATGCCACAGGCTGAATTGCAGACTGAGCATTATTTTTCTGGTGGTATGTATTGCAGAAAAGTGGCGAGGGTTGCAGGCACTTTGATTGTTGGCAAGGTACATAAGAAAGACCATTTCTTTTTGTGCGCCAAAGGTCAGATTATTGCTTGGTCTGAAAAAGGAATGGTTACGCTAAATGAGGGTGATGTGTTGTGTTCTAAAGCAGGCACAAAGCGCGTTACTTTAGCGGTAACTGATGCGATTGGAATTACTTTTCACAAGACAAGTAAAACCAACTTAGACAAGATAGAAAAAGAATTGATAGAACCAGACGAATTGGCACTTTTTGATTCGTCTAACAAAATTAAGGTGCAAGCCTTGGAGGATAGATAAATGACATGGGTTGGCGCGGCAATCGTAACTTCAAGCGTAATTGGTGCAAATGCGGCTAGTAGAGCGGCAGATAAACAAGTGGCGGCACAGCGTGAAGCGTTGGCATACCAAAAACAACAATACGAGGATATTAGAAAACTAAACACGGGCGCTCGTACTGCTGGTGCAAGTGCGTTAAACCAATTAGGCGCATTAGGTTCTGGTACTTATGGAATGTATGATGCCGAGGGAAATCCTACTGGCGAAACTGGAATGGGTTCTGGGTATTTAACAAAACAATACACACCAGAAGAATTTGCACAGGGACAAGACCCAGGCTATCAATTCCGACTTGCCCAAGGACAAGAAGCCACTAACAGAGCGGCAAACATGGGCGGTGGAATGATTAGCGGAAACGCTTTAAAGGGCGCTCAAGACTACACACAAGGGTTAGCATCAACTGAATTTACTGGTGCTTTTAATCGCTTTCAAACTGGTCGACAAAACATTTACAACACTTTGGCTGGCATCGCTGGTTTAGGTCAAAACTCTACTAATACTGTTGCAAACGCATCAAATGTTGCCTCTACTAATGTTGGTAACACTATGTCAAACATAGGCGCGTCTCAAGCGGGTGGAATTGTTGGTCAGGCTAATGCTTTGTCTGGTGGTTTACAGCAATATGGTAATCAGCAGTATTTGTCTAATTTGTTAGCGCCTAGAAATCAAATTCCAGCGGGATATTCAGATTCAGCAGGCTTTGCTGGCGGTGGTTCTGGTGTTTTAAATGTACCAGGGCAAGGAACAATGCCTATTGGTGAATACTTTAGACCAGCGTAAGGAATAATCATGGCAGAACCAGTAGCACTACAAGTTAAACCACCTCAAGTAATGACACTTGGGGACATGGTTAACATCGCCCGTGGCGCACAGGCTTATCAACAAGCCGAACAAGCCAATCCTTTGACTTTGCAAAAAGCGCAAATGGAAATTGAGCAAGCACAAAAGATGAATCCTCTTGCCGTTTCTAGGTCAGAAACTGAATTAGAAAAAGCAAGGATTGACACTTTAAAGGCTGGTTATGGTCTTGACGATACTGAGCATACTTCTTTTGCCAAGATTCTTGGAGGCTTTGCTTATGACCCACGCTTAAAACCAGAAAACATCAAAAAGAATCCAAGTGCGGTTATGGATGTTATCCACGAAATGAAAGCCGAAGGCGTGGCTAGTGGTATTCGTAACAAACGCTTAGATACTGTTATTGCACCAGCAATGGCTAAAGCCATGCAAGACCCTTCTTCTGTGCCTCAGTATTTGTTAAACATGATGACAAAAGGCATGACTTCTGCTGAACAACGCTCTGCTGGTTTAGAAAAAGTTGAAACTACTGGCGCTGGTCAAGTTATTAGAACTACGCCATCGACCTATGGTGAAACACCAAAAGTTAGTTACGAGACTCCATCTGGCGTTACACCAATGCCTAACATTGTTGAAGTCAATGGTGCTAAGTATGAAATTTCTGCGCCAACTACTGCTGGCGGTCAACCAATCCTAAAACCTTTGGGTGGTGGAATGACGCAACCAAGTCAAGGCACACCACCGCCTGTTACACAGCCACCGCCACAATTTCAGGGCGCACCACAAAGTGGCATTACGCCAACACAAATGTCATTGCAGTACCCAGTTCGTAAGGCTGGAGATTTGCGACCATTTGCGCCTAATGAAGCGATTGATACAGAAAAAGGTGCTAGTTATAGAAATTCATTAACTACAAGACAAACTGATTTATCGGCATCTCGCAGAAATTTGGATGAAGTAATAAAAGCGGCAGTACAAATTGACAAAGAAGATTTGTTTTCTACTGGTGTTTTAGGCGCTCTTACAAGAACTGTTAAAGGTTGGGCGGGTGACCCTAAATATAAACAATTAAGCAAAGACTTAGCCAATGTGCAAATTTCAAACATACAAGCCCAAGGTGGCTCTATGGATACTGTTGCTGGTCAACAGTTAACCAAAATGGCAAATGGTGATGAGACTTACCCACCAGATGTATTGGTTAACATTGCTAGAAGAACTTACTCTGATTTGACTAACTTAGATATGCAAGCAACTGGCGCATCTAAGTTTGCACAAAAATATGGCGATAGCAATTTAAACTCTTTTAAGCGTATGTGGTCTAGTAATGCAGATTCCAAAGTGTTTGAGGCTATGAGCATATTTGAGAATGTCAAAGACCCTGCCGTAGCAAAAACAGAAATTGATAAATTGTTGGGTGACAATACAAAAAAACGCGAAGAATTCTTTAAAAAATACAATAACATTAAGAAATTAACAGCCACAGGGGAACTCTGATGGATGAACTTGGCGCTTTAATTCTTGGCGAAAGACCAAAAGAAAAAGAAAAAAGCAGTAGTGCCTCTAGTATTATTGCGCCTACCAAAAGTAAGAACTTTGGCAAAAACCCTCAACTGCAACCAGAAGAAGAAAAGCCAGACGAGTTAGGGCAGTTAATACTTGGTAGCACTCAAGCGCCACCAAAGCAACCACCACAACCCCAACAACAAGCACCTCAAGCACCTAAACAAAGCACATTATCGCAAGTTGGGCAAGGACTAGCCGCGCTAGGAGATGTAACTGTGGGTGGTGTTTTACCTATGGCTGGCTATGTTGCACAAGCCGTAACAAGACCATTTACAACACCACAAAAATCAGAACAAATTGGACAAACCATATCTTCTGCTGTTGCTCAACCATTTGGTAAGGCTTTTGGCGTTACTGAAACTGCTGGCTACAAAGGCGAAGCGCTATCAAGATTAATGGCATTTATTGGAGAAAACGCATCTATAGGTGCGGAAGAAATTTCTAGAAAAACTGGTTTGCCAGTTGAAGATGTAAACAACATGATGGCTTCTTTAGGGTTATTTGGTGGTGCTAAAGTCGCGCCTAAAGTTGGCGGTGCTTTAGAAACTTCTGGTAAAAAAGCGTTTTCACTTGAAGAAGCAATAACAGAAAAAGTCAAAGCACAAATGCCTTCTGTTCGTGTTGAGCCTGTTGGCGGCATGAAATCCGCAGGCTCTGCGGCAACTACAAAGAAAGCAACGCTAGATGCGGCTTTGGCAGAAATTAAAAACCCAGATTTAAAAGCACAACTTTCCAAAGAAAACCCTGCAAACATTGACCCTAAAGTGTTAGAGCGTTATGTTGATGCTGATAGTGTTGGAGTGCAGTTGCTTAAAGGTCAAGCAGAGCAAGACCCTAATTTAATTTCATTTGAGCGTAATACAAGGGGTCAAGACCCTAGAGTTGTTGAAGCCTTAAACAGACAAAATACTGCGTTACAAGAAAAAGTAGTTGAAGTAAAAGAAAAATCTGCGCCAGATGTGTTTGCCCCTGACTATGTGGCTAATGCTGAAGGCGCTATGGAGTTTATTGGTAGCAAAATTAAACAAAACGAAAGTGCTGTTGGCGAGGCATACAAGGCATTAGATGACTTTGGCGCTGGCAAGATTGAAGTTGACAGTAAAACATTTGGTCAAAACGCTATTAAGGCGTTGTCAGAAAAAGAAGATATAGATTTTTTGCCTTCCATAATCAAGACAAAAATTGATACTTATGCTGAAGGCAAACCAATGAACTTTGCCCAATACGAAAATCTACGCACACAGATTGCTAGAGAAACTCGTAAAGCACAAAAAGCGGATGATGGTAATTCTGTTCATGCGTTAACTTTGGTGCGTGGCGAGTTAGAAAAATTGCCTTTAATTGGTGAAACAATAGAGGCTAAAGTAATTGCTGACAAGGCTAGAGCAACTGCTAAAGCAGAGTTTGACCTTCTTAATCGTGATAGCCCTAACTACAACAAAGTCTATGCGGACTTGGTTAACGGCAAGACTGATACCAAAGACTTTATTCAAAGTGCGGTTTTGCGTTCTAAGAACAAAGACTTTGCAAAAACAATGGAATTGTTTGATGACCCAACTGCTAAACAACATTTACGGGCTGGCGCTTTAGATGTAATTATTCGAGATTCTACGGATACAAGCGGTAAATTTAAGCCTGCGGCTTTTGCCAAAGCAATAGAAAATTTAGATGTAAATAAAAAATTGGATGTTTTGTTTGGCGAAGAAGCGCAAATGTTGCGTAAGATTGCTAAAACTGGACAACTGGTAGAGGCACGACCCGCTGGTGCATTTGTAAATGAATCAAACACAGCAACAGCAATGGCGGCTCAATATGGAAAAAGACTAGCAGAACAAATACCCGTTGTTGGTAGATTTGTAGAGCCAGCGCGTCAATTATTGCAAGAAAACGCAAAAAACAAAATGGTTGACGAATCACTAAGACCAGGCTCAGGCGTAAGAATCAAAGACATAGGTAAGGAATAAAAATGGCAGTCAATCTCTCTCCCATCGGTAACGGCTTTCAGTTCTTTACCATTACTGGTATCCCGCTTGCTGGTGGCAAAATATACACATATCAAGCGGGTTCATCTACGCCCCTAGCGACCTATACAGATAACACGGCTACTGTTGCTAACGCCAACCCCATCATATTGGGTACTGATGGCAGACCAGCAAATGAGATATGGCTGACCTACGGCTATAACTACAAGTTTATTTTAAAAACGGCAGACGATACAACAATACAAACATACGATAACTTGTATGGAATTATTGGTGTTCAACCGACTGTTGGCGCGACTATCCCTGCGGGTCTAATTGCTTTGTGGTCTGGCTCTATCGGTTCTATTCCTAGTGGTTGGTATTTGTGCGATGGCTCTAACGGAACACCTAATCTGACAGACAGATTTGTTATTGGTGCTGGTTCTACTTATGCCGTAAACGGAACGGGTGGCGTTTCTTCGGTTACTTTGGTAACTGGAAATATGCCAGCCCACACGCACATAGCAACTGTAATAGACAATGGTCACACGCATACATCTAATGCTCAAGTGCAGAATGGTCAAAGTTTGGCGGGTGGCGGGTCGCAAACTGTTTTGCCACAAGCGGCTACCATTAACTCAGCATTTACTGGTATTCAAGTAACAAACGCTTCTGTCGGCTCTGGCACATCGTTCAGCGTATTAAACCCTTACTACGCCTTGGCGTTTATTCAGAAGTCTTAATATGCAAGACATTGAAACACGCATTGCGGTTCACGAAGCCATTTGTGCTGAACGATATAAGAATATTGAGGAATCATTAGCAAATGGTGAAAAGCGTATGACTAAGATTGAATATCTTTTGTATGCGGTAATGGCTTGCGTTTTGTTTGGCCCGAATGTAGCGGCAACTTTTATTCACAAGTTTTTCGGAGTTTGACATTGACCCTTTTTCGTTGTTACTTTTGGCTCAATCTGCTTGTAGTGCAATTTCTAAGGGTTGTTCAATGTTGCACGAAGGTCGCTTGCAACTGGAAGGTGCTAAGTCAACTATCCAAGGCGTACAAGCAGACCTCAAAGCAATTAAAGGGCTGTGGGATTGGTTTGTTGGGCTGTTTGAGCCTGCAAAGCCTACCGAAGCCAAGCCTGTGGCGAAAGCGAAATCCCTTAAAAAAGACCAATCCTATGAAGCCATTGAATTGCAAGTTATTAACGATGTTGGCATCCAACTGGGCAATTTCTTTGAAATACAAGCGCAGTTAAAGAACTACTACGCATCGTTGGAAGCAGAATCTAAGGAACGCTACGACCCTACCCAGAACACCTCAAAAAAGGCGATAGAGCGAAGCCTAGTGGAGTTACAGATGGAATCTTTGGATGCCACCATCAGAGAGCAAATGACTGTGTATGCGCCAGCAGAACTGAAAGCGATATACACAAGGTTTTTAAAGATGTATGCCAAAATTGAACAAGAGCAAGAATGGGCTAGGGCAGAAGAAGTCAAGAAGTTAAGACAACAGCGCTGGAAACAAGAGCAAGAAGAAATCTGGTTTATTGAAGTAACAAGTGGAGTGGTTGCTGTGACTTTTATATGTTTACTATTTGGGTGGCTAATGTGGCAACTGCGCGCCTTATCGGGTGGATTCTGACTGCGGTTGCGCTATGTGTAATTGTTGGTGTAACTTCCATAGCGTACATTGAAACGCTGTATATGAAAGCGCAACTAAAACGCGAGATTAAAGAACTGAGAAAACTTAAACAGGAACTAAAGGAAAACAAATGATTCCAATAGGCGCACTTATAGACATTGGTGGAAAAATATTAGACAAGGTATTTCCTGACCCAGCACAAGCAGAGCAAGCCAAGTTGAAATTCTTGGAGATGCAACAAAATGGCGAGTTAGCAAAATTAAATGCAGATGTTGCCGAATCGCACGAATTGACTGAACGACTTAAAGCAGACATGGCTTCTGATTCATGGCTGTCTAAAAACATACGCCCTATGACATTGGTGTTTATTCTGATTACATACACAACTTTTGCAATGATGAGCGCGTGGGATATTGAGGTAAACAACAACTATGTAGAGTTGCTAGGGCAATGGGGAATGTTGATTATGTCGTTTTATTTTGGCGGCAGAACGCTAGAGAAAATTATGGACATGAAGGCTAAAAAATGAATCTTACAGAACACTTTACTTTAGAAGAACTAACACATACCGACCATCGGGAACTGGAGAACATACCAAATGAAACTGAACTTACAAACCTTAAAAGATTGGCTGAATTCCTTGAAACAGTCAAAGGCGTACTTGGCGGTAAACCAATTATGGTTAACTCTGCGTTCCGCAGTAAAGCGGTTAATGACGCGGTAGGCTCGAAAGATAGCAGTCAGCATAGGGTAGGGTGCGCGGCTGATATTCGTGTGCCTAGCATGACTCCTGACGAAGTGGTAAAGGCTGTTATTGCGTCTGGTATTGGCTATGACCAAATCATTCGAGAGTTTGACAGATGGACACATATATCTGTGCCAAACGACCCGTCTGGAACGCCACGCAAGCAAGCGTTAATCATTGATAAACAAGGCACAAGAGCCTACGCTTAATCTTTGTCTACACTAAGCCACAGAACAGCCACTAGGATGCCAACACCTATAAACGCGCCAACAAGCAATAAGACAATAATGGTTAGTATGCTAGAAATCATAGTCTTGAGTAGTGTCGTTTAGATGGTCTAGAAGCCATTGCAAACACATAAAACTGTTTAGGCTTTACTGTGCGTTTAACCATTTCTCGCTCTGCGGTTAAGGCTTGCTGGCTCTTAAAAAAGTTATTAAATTCTGGGTGGTAAGTTTTTATGTAATCAGGGTGAAAAGCGTTCATGTGTGTTTTTCCTTTGATTTATTGACCCAGCAAATCCAGTGGTAAACAGTTCCTGAGTCATTCCAAAACCTTTCGCCTACCTTAAATAACCCAAAGCATCGAGGACATTGATGTGGTTTAAATAA